CTTTACCAGACCCCGGTGTAGCTTGTGCACCAGTCGTTAAACCTGCTACTACAAAGTCTTTACATTTACTAATATACATCGGCATTATCATACCCGGCCAATACGTGGTATTTGCATTCTGTGATGTATAATTTTCAACTGCATTCATGTCTACAGGGTTACGCCATTGAGTACCCCTGTAAAAACCACTAGGTTGAATCGTTACATCCGAATGTTGTGACCCTACCGGTAATGAAATTTTCTGTACTTTCACTAGTTTCCAATACTTATGCAAATACACTAATCCGGCATTCATGGGTTTGTGTCCATACGTAAATTGACTTCCAGACGATAACGGTTGAACACTATCTGTTTGAGGTGTTTGACCTAAACTCAAATCAGCCACCCAAGCATCTTCAGGAGTCAAATTACATGCCTTCCTACATAACCAGACATACTTTGTAATTTCAATATCATGATTACACATATTGACCCATTGCAATTTCATTTTGGCTGACACAATCTGCATTTTCATCTGACGATCAAGATAATCAGCTGTGCCAGTTGTTACATAGTTAGTCAATGAAAATACAGACGTTGACATCAAGTCCCTTCCTTTGTGACACAGTTGATCCATCTTAGGAGATGTAAACCCATTAAAACATATTACGTCCTGCGTCCCCGCAGCCCATTCTTCTTTTCCAGAAGTGTTATATTCTATTGCTTTAAAACAAGGCATAATAACATCTTTAATTGCTTTTAAATCTCTCTTGGTGACTTTCGCACCAACACTTTGTTTTCTTTTCGAAATCCTTCTAGAAGATGACTTACCCCGGGTACCCATGTCAAACCGGGGGGTCATAAATCTGTTGACACTCATTCCGGTTTTTTTGGGCAAGTAGCTCGTGGGGAACTTCCCAGCCCGAGCTCTATAGTTAGTATATGCTCTTTTAATTCTACTCGCAGCAAAATCCGCAGCTGCCCCTGCGAGGTAACCTTTAGTTCCGTAGAGTGAGCCCCCAAGATTCCGAAAGTTGAAATGAGGAGGGGTAAGCGGAAACGTTTGAGGTGTGTAAGTACGTTTAAGACCACGTTTAGAATGACGAACTAATGACATTAATTACGTTACAGGTTAAATAATGACGGATCATTAAAAAAGAGATCAGGAACTGTGAGATCAGAATGAGATGTCTCATTTGTCTCACTAGTCTCAAGACGTTGCTCAGGCGTAAAGTCATACAAACGCAAAACAGGCTGAGCTGCAATTACAGGCTGGTAATTGGCCATATAGGTAAAGTTTTCTATATGCTCTATGCGTCGAAGGAGCTGAGCCAGGTCTTCTTCGGTTCGTCCCTCCCAAGTTCCTCGAGGGCACTTAGGAGTTGTAATGAACACTCGCTTAGCTCTAAAATAGCAGCTTCCACCCTTAAACTCGACTCGCATTGGGTATCGATCAAGGAGTCGCAATAATTCGTGGAAAGGACAGAGATCGCGGCGATAGTCGTCAATAATGACGTCATCCTGTCCTTCATACCCGTCCCACCATTTAGTTCCTCCGGCTTTCCAATAGGCGTTAGGAGCCAATTCATACGCTCTTCTAGATTTACAAGTGCCGGTAGGACCATAAAACCAAAAGACTTCTGTCTTCCAGTTTCTTGGCTCTGACAACAATCCGGCCATTCGTAAGATTCCAGAGGAATACTTGATGAATTCGACTGGATGGTCTGCGACAATTTCGTGAATGGATCGTTTAGCCAGTACTGATTCCACGACTGGCTTGAGATCACATCGTTCTCCTCCTCCCTTTCCCAAGGTTCCATGTATGAAAGGTTCGGTTCCAGGCACTCGACACTCCGCTTTAGTGCAATAGGTTTCGTTTTGGGCGGGACTTCCTTTGGCATTTTCCAAATGGATTTGGGGGGCGAGATTGGATTTGATCCAATCCATTCGGTTCCGCTTGTTAAGCTGGAAGTATCCTTGCAAATGCCTGGTGCCGCTTTCACCAACCTCCTGTTGGTAAACCCCGAACTTGCATTGCAATCGGAAAAAAGACTGAACGGCGAGGATTGATTCATCGGTGTAATTGTTCCAAGTAAAACACCAATTAGGATACTGAGTTTGATAACTTCTATTATTTTGTGACATTTTAGTGTGAGATATATTTGTGAGATGTGAGATGAGGTGGTGTGGTAATACTGACACACCACCTCATCTCACGGTCCCCTTTTCCTCTACTTTTTCAAACTCAACAAAAGGGAAGACCAATTAAAAAGTGAAACGGTTTTTAATTTACAAATATACAAAAACATTATGTGGCTGAGTGGCCTCCGGCCGGGCGTATATTGCCCTCCGGGCGGGATAGATTCTTGGCAGGCAATCTATACTGGCAGGGGCGTCGTCGCTACCGCTCCTCGCTATATACGGCAAGTTATCCGCCAACTTTAGAGTACGTTTGTGAAGCTTCCGTTTCAGGATTAAAATTATATTCAGCAGCTAATCCAGTAGGATACTCCGTACGACCATACGATACTGCATTACTTGGTGGAGGTACACGTATACAATAATCCAAGTCATAACTATAAAAAGCTTTACCAGACCCCGGTGTAGCTTGTGCACCAGTCGTTAAACCTGCTACTACAAAGTCTTTACATTTACTAATATACATCGGCATTATCATACCCGGCCAATACGTGGTATTTGCATTCTG